AGGTGTGATGCTTGCAGTCTGAACAGTTGCTTCAGTTGCACCATTAGCAACCAATAAACAATTTAACTTATCTGCGACTGCACTGTTACCAGTTCCGTCTTGTCTTGCACCAACTGTGAAACCCTGTACTCTTGTTGTTGGGGGTGACGCTTCAACAGTATAACCATATAAGTATAATCTTGTGCCAGGTGTTCCACCTTGACCTGCTAGAGCAGCATTAATTGTTTTAGTTCTTTGAATATCAATGTTCACCCAGTTAACAGATGTCTCTTCACCAAAGATTACGTTCCCGTTAACAGTTCCCGTATTGTTTGCAGTTAAAGTAATAACTCTTGTATTTGTATTGACTGAACCTACAGTTGCACCTACACCAATATTAGTTCCAGAAATTGTCATTCCTTGAATGACCCCGTTGACTGACCCGTCGTTTGCTAAAGTAATACTATTAGAGCCACTAGAACCAGTTGCAGTAGTAGAGATAACATTTAATGCCTTCGGTGGAATAATATGCGTGATAGCACCTGCTTTATCCTTTGAGAATGCTTTTGCTTTGAAACCTGCTGATCTTAGAGCAGTGTTACCAAAGTTAGAGTTAGAGTTGGTGATTGACATGTCACCACCGCTTAGTGCAGTGAAGTGACCTTGATATCCCACAGCGAACACCGACACCGCTTGGATGAAGGAATCATTACTACACTTGATGTGTTCGTGACCCCATCCTTTTCTATATTCTGCGAAACCATCTAAGTGTGCACCATCACCTGCTGTTGCTACATCATAGTTACCAGTTGATGCGTTATATCTAACGAATGCCCTATCATCTTTTTGTAGTGATAGACCCGTAAACTGTGCCACAACCATTGATTTGAAACCAGTTGCTTTCGCACCATTTGCGTGCATACCATTCATACCCCACACAGATCTTAGTGATAGGTTGAATGCGTATGGTGATGCTGAGTCAACAGTATCAATCTCAGTCTTCACCGTGATGTTTGAACCCACAGCATTACCTGAGGGTTCTGAGGTCATTTGGTACGTAAAGACGTTACCAGATGCGGATGTGACTGTGAAAGATCCGTTATAAAGTCCTGCATCAGCTTCGGACTGCGGTCCAGTTGATCCTGTAACACCAGAAACGTTAATGTTAACGCCAACAGAAAATCCGTGGTCTCTGGGGTTATCAAACTCATCGACAGTGACAGCCGTAGCTGTCTGTCCATTTCTTGTGATTTGTAAGACTCTGTATTCATCTGAAATAGGTCCAACGATTCTGTTTTCTTCTACCCTTGTCTGGATCTGGTCAGTTGCTGGATCGCCAGATGTATCAGGGATAGTTGCGAAAGCTTTCGACACTTTCTGATAGTAAATCTCTAGATCAGTTCTTTCAAGAATGTTAGGAACTGCAGAGTAATCTGCATTAGGAACTGTGTTCCCAGTGATCAGAGTTGACAAACTATTCAAACCATCGGCAAACTCAAAACAAGTCAGTCTATGGTGAGAAAACTTAGGTGGAATAGTCTCAGTGCTATCAGGTTTAAAGTATACACCTTCCTCAGCACCATCAAAGAAGGAGAACTGCCAGAAGTAAGTTCCACCAGTTACCTTGAAGATTGCTGTTCTTGGTGGGACTTGTGATTCATTATTGATACCTTTTGCAGCGTATGTTGTAGGATAAGGAACATACTTAGGAATAATTTTTGTACGACGAAGGTCAGTTCCAACTAGAGAACAACCTCTAGGAACAATAATACCACCTTCGACCGAGTTATATTTGTAGAGAACATTGTTAGGTGAAGTTAAATCTAAGTTTGAGTTCTCATCAATGGGTGCAACGTTCGTATATAAAACATCGCCTGGTCTATTATCTACGACATATTCAGCAGGATAAAGCATGATACTGAAAGCATCAAACTCGTCATTACTTAAACCAACTCTATATGAAAATCTTGCTACCTCTAAAAATGCTCGTTGAATAGACTTAAACGGACGCAAAGCAGAGTTTCCTCTGTTGTCGATAGCATCCGATGCATCGAAATCGTCAGGGTTGACATATATGATACGTCCTGTTCTGGACGTAATAATATTTTTCAGTCTAGTTAGAGACATTTCCTATCTGCTTTTTTTAGTATTTATTGGGGTTACGAACCGAAGACACGAGTCGTAAGAGCTGTTGAATTATCCTCGAATCCAATCAGACTGAAGACATTGTTTTGAGTTGCACTCTCAACAATAAGTCTCTCACCAGGACCAATAACAAGAGAAGTGATCTTATCGATCTCGTTGTTGCCATTGGCTACATCTTTTGCAAGATAGTTACCAACCTCAACTGCAGTTGTTGCAACATCAACACTACTGACAGTTACAGTAGATCTAGTTGCTGTGTTGCTTGCAGGTACATCTTGGAAAGTATCAGATCCAGCAAAGTCTGCTGAGTTAAGACCTTTAATAATAGTTAGAGTATTACCACTGTAACTTCTAACAACACCATAAGGTTCAGAAGTCTGACCAGTTACTGTATAGGTAGCACCAGCGAATGTAAATCCATCAGAGGAGTTAGTCCATGTTCCTTCCTTATCATAAATGTAAATTTCATCATATGCATATGCAGTAGATGTAAGGATCAATCTATTTGCACCACCATAACTAGAGTTAGCAGCAGTTCCAACTGTTGTTTCATAAAAATAGAACTGTGCAGGCAAACTTGTGTTTGCACTAAAGTCATACTGAACATAAGCACCACCAGAACCAGCAGTTCCGTTAGTTGTCTTACCTGTAGTGTATTCAACACCATCATCAGAGTTGCCAGCAGTTCCATCAGGACCCCACTGACCATTGATAGTTGTAGATAATGCGAATACCAAACCACTCATAGAGGAATCTGATACATCAAATCTATATGTTCTATCACCAAATACTGAAATATCTTGTCCACCACTACCTACAACGTTGTCATCAATATACAAACTTTCAGTTCCACCAGAAGGAGTGAGAGTGAAATCGTTTGATGCTGTTCCAACACCACCAGATGAAATAGTTCCTGTTGCACCACCAGATGATGTTAATGAGTCACCATCTGCATATTCAGCACCAGAACCAGAAAGGGTTGTAGGACCAACATATAGTGCTACACTTCCCTGACCAGCCAGTACTCCATAGATTGTTGTTACTGCTGTATTACCGCCACTTCCTTTAGTTAAAGTTTCACCTACAGCAAAAGTTCCTGTAGTAGATTCAACTGTAACCTGTCTAATTGCTCTACTCTTGACTCCAATAGATGTAAATGGAGGAATGTAGAATGATTCAAATTTTGCTTTCTTCTCTCCATCCGTGGAGACAATCTGTGATCCTACAGCAAGACCTGCTGATAATGGGAATGGTGTTCCAAGGGCAAATCTATAACCTGTTACAATATCACCTTTATGTAACTTATATGCGTTTGCCGAACCATCAACAGTTAGTTTTTGGTCGTAATCTTTAATAGCAACATCATATGCTGCTCCTGTCCCATCATTGGCAATGGTTAATACTGCACTTGCCGATTGAGTAATGGGTGCACCATACAGTAACGTATTAGTAGTTCCTGCAGGTTTAGATTGTGCTAAAAGTCCTTGGTCTGCCATTGTTTATTAGAATCCTGCGTAAAAGAATTGTTGTTGTCTGGTTTGCCCAGTTAAGTTTTGTGCTCCAATACCTGCACCAAAGCTAACGTCCTCTAAAGTAACGTTATCAGTAGACAGCAGCGTAGCATCAGAATCAGGAAACTTGATTGTTCGGTTTCCAGTAATATTAGATGTGTCTACTTGAACAGTATAGGTTGTTTCACCGCCTGGATCAATTCGGTCAAACTTCGCATCAATAAGAGTTTTACCTCTCATTGTTTGTATTGCTCTTTCAAGAACAATAACATTATCAATACCTGAGTTATTTAGGTTATCTGTAGGTGGGAATTCAAGAGTTTCATTAGTTCCTGTGTTAACATTTGAAAGATCAAATGTAAGTTTCTTAGTAGCATCTGTTGTATCTGCAAGAATCAAACCTTGAATAGATTTGTTAGATAAAACTTGAGTTGCGTCTTCACCTACAAGTGTGACGTTTAAATCAGGAACTGTGATAGTTCTATTTGCTGTTAATGCTGCAGTATTGACCTGTGCATAAAAAGCATTTGCTTCTGCTGTAGGTGCAAACTTAACATCAACAAACTGTTTTGATAAAACAATTTGCTCAGATTTAGTATCTAATAAGGTAGATGCTGTTGCAGTAGGTTCAGCAGTTGTAGTTACTGTACCTGCGTCTGGTAGAAAATAAGATCTGCGTGTATCTAGAGAGGTTGGCCAGTTGATCTGGAAGATTGCCTCTTCATTACCATCAGTAATAACAAGATTATCCTCATCAATAAGAATAGTTTTGTTTCTTAATGTTTGTTGTGTGTCATCACCAACTAAGACGGTGCCATTACCAGAGGTAATAGCAGGTAATGTCATAATTCTAGTATTAGTTCCTGTTCCAATATTACTAATTTCAAATCTTGCTTTCGGTCCTTGAGCATCCTCAAGAATAAAAGAACCATCATCAATAACAAATTGACCCGTTACCTTTACAGATCCCGTGCCTTTTGGTGAGAAAACAATATCAGAATTATCTCTAGTGTCATCAACTGCGGTCACATATAAAGATGCACTCGTTGTGCTATTGACAATACGAGACATGTACAATCCACCATCACCAAAGGAGATGCCCAGTTGGTCATATGCTGATTGATAGAGACCACTATCTCTGTCTAAATCGAAACATAAACCAGGTGCATCTTTTGTGCCCTGAGCAACACCTTTAAAAAGTTGATTGACTTTTGCTTTTCTGTTGGGAATCAAAGGATCAGATACAACCACTGGCAGAATTGCTTCTCCAGACAGGTTAGAGTCTGAAATTGTTTCCAACTGAGAAATCTTCTTAGTTCCCACGAATAATCACACTATTTCCTACAGGTCTATTTATACAGATTCGGTTGCCTCTTCTTCTCCTGTTTTGTATGCCCATTCATCTGTGTGACCCACAGACCACCACTTAGGTAGAGTCTCTACCGCATAGTTTTGTGTGCATACTTTAAAATCAGGTTGTTTAAGATTATCATTGTCTACCAAACTGTTATCAAAGAACTGACATCTATTGTTTGGTTGTGCTGCAAACTGTCCATTATCTAATGCAATAACATTAAATGTTTTATGCTCTGGATCATGTTCTGAGAAGTTTGTATCTAGAACAGAGAAGTCAGGATGTGCAGTATCAATAGTAAACTCATATTCACCAGGATGCATCTTCTTATCCTTACCAAAGAAAGAACAACGACCTAAGATTGGTTTCTCTACAACTGTAATATTGTAATCAAAACAATCCCATAGTTCTAACACATCTAGTGGCAACTGATCATCCCAATTAATGTCCTCTTTCCACACAAATGCACTAAGAGGTAACTTATCAAATAAAGCACCATAATCAGTGAGCAATGTCTCAAAGTATAACGCTTTTGCTTGAATGCTCCTTACAGAGATCCAAATACCTGGTGTCAATTCTCCATGTCCTTTTTCAAGATCATAAAGATATTCCTTCTTTACCCATACTTTTCTAGGTGGTAAAGGATGTACTAAGTATGCCATTATGAAAAAAATGAATTAACTACTTTTCCCTCGTTGAATGTAACCATACACCGAGGAGTTGGTGCGTAATGAACTCCCCACTTTGCAGGATAAAGTTCAATTTGTTTTGTTAAGAAGTAAGGTGTCACCCTTCCATTGTTCATGCTTCTTACTATTTTAATACAACCTTGATCCTCAAAGTCATATGTCCCACTGTAGTCTATAGACCAGAACTGTCCAGAGGGATCGATCCAGAAGTTATCCATATAACCTTGTAAATCTTGAGTTCTTAACTCACGATTCCACATACCAGGACCGAGGTCATACTGAGAATAGATTATATCATAAATTCCCAAGATGTGTTCCATAACTAATTTTATTTAGAAAAAAAGAGAGGTGTTTCCCACGCACCTCTCAAAAACAAACACTTACTTTTTTAGAAAAGGGGGCACTCTTTCTAAGTAGAGATCTTTTGTACTCCCCCCGTTTGACTTTTATATTATAACGGTATCTGTTGAAGTTGTCAAGCCTAATGTCAGATTTGAACTGACGACCTACGCTTTACAAAAGCGTTGCTCTACCACTGAGCTAATCAGGCGATAGGAGTGGGGGGACTTGAACCCCCACGACCGTAATGGTCAACAGATTTTAAGTCTGGTGTGTCTACCGATTCCACCACACTCCCGTTATTTCTTCTTGAATACTCCGAACTTTGCTAAAAGATAAACTGATAGAACAGTCCAGAATACTACTTCTAATCCAATGTTATTCATTTTCGTTTAAAAATTGTTGACGGAATTCCTCCACTTGAGTTACTACATCCTCCGATACTGGAGGACCTGATTGTGCAATGGGAGCCATTAACACTGCTTTGCCATCTTCACGTTCGATTCGCCAGATGACCCTATTACGGTCACACATGCTAACCATAAATTCAAGATGCTCAGTTGCTTCTTGTTCAGTTACGTTGATAGGTGGATTCATTGTTCAGAAAAGCAATAAGTTACGATGTCAGAGTCAGCATCATTTTGGATATTCGATACTGTTTCTTGAAACCCTTCGGCACCTTTCTTGTTCCATTGCCAGTTGATCGTATCTTCGTACCCCTCGGTATCCAGAATTGTGATGGATCGACGAGAGAAGTTAATAAAGATGTGCTCGATGGCAAGTTCGTCTTTGTGCATTGTGTCTCCGTTACCCCAGTATTATAGAGTATTCGGAGTGAGGTGTCAAGGACCCCAATACTCTTCTTCGGGGATGCCCAAATACTTATACACTGCAACGTGTAGTTCCCAATAACGAAGATACCAATCGGGAATCAATCCATACATCGGAAGTTCATGATAATCATCCTCATTTTGAATGAGCATTTTAGTCAAGGTTTCTTTATCCATAAATTAATTCAAGAAAATACTTGCTGCGGTCAATTTCATAACTGCACCTGCTGTAAGGTTCATAGCAGCACCTGCAACGATAGATGCAGCAGCAGAGGAATTCATTGCGATAGCACCTGCAGCAACGTTAACATTATACAAACCTGTGACAACATTATTATTGTACCCTGTTGCACCAGAGGTAACTGAGACAGGACCTAAGGGGTTTGCGACAATATATCTTGGAATTGCATCAGCAGCAGAACCTGCGGGTGTCATAACAGTTTCACAAGAACCGCCAATCTTTCTAATAATACCTGCTTTTAACTTAGGAATAGGTGATGGAGGGAAGTTAATAGTTTCAAATAATGTAGTAGTAGCAATAGTAATAGCGTTATCCGCAGACAAAATCATTTCCGCAGCACTACATGTTTGTTGTGATGCAGAGTTCTCAAAAATACTACCAGTAATCTTTGTAGATGTAGATGCTAAATTACACTCAGCACCTTGTAGTTCAAACTTAGCACCAACAACACTCATATCAACATCAGATCCAAACTTGATACCATGTTTTTGGATTCTTGTATTAACTTTTTCACCTTTCTTATCAACAACCTTGGGTGCACCTTCTGCATCAAGGAAGAAACCACCACCAACTTCGATATGACAGTCACCAGTAATTT